AGTTATGCCGTCACGGTTAAGCTGTATGAAGGCAAGGATAGGAACCTCGTATCTAATTGCAAAGTTATGAAGAGAGGTCATTAAAAAACCAAGTGCCTGATACTCCTTCATGTCGCCCTTGAGTTCCGCAGCATCCATGATTTTCAAATAATCATATACAATTACGCAGTCTTTAGCTTTACCTTGGTGGTTGATCCCCACTTCCTTGGCGAGCCATCTCCGCATAATTGATAGCTGGTCTTCGAGGGGTTTTCCCCCTATGGTCTTATGGTAATAGGGGATATCCCTAACCTCTTTGGCCATATCTCGAAGCTTCTTATCTTTATAGCTGCTGTTGGAAAACTGGCCGGTTTCAATTTCGCTAATGGGGACCTCTGTCAGCATGGCGAGACCGCGATCTTGGTGGTCCTGACGCATCATTTCTGTATCAAGGTTTAGAACCGGAATGTTTAGCTCTTTTGCAATGTGTATGCCTGCGTTTTCAGCAAAAAGAGTTTTCCCTATCTTTGGGCGTGCCCCGATGACATTCACGGTTCCTCTTCTTAAGCCGCCGCCAATGGCAAAGTCATATCTATCAAAGCCGGTTGGGATTCCAACCTGATCCAGCGGGCTCTCCGAGAGCTCGTCAAGCCTATTCTCGATGTCTCCAAAAACTTTTTTGGGAGAGTCTTCGGTATCGTTAAGGAGGCCTGTAAAGTCAAAGATGGACTCCTCCGCGATGCCCAAGATATGGGAAATGGACTCGTCCCCCTTGACCTCTAGGTATTGCTCCTTGGTCACCTCCAGCTGGTCGTGCATCATGCGTGCAATTTGCAGCTTGCGAATTTTAGCTGCGAACTGTCTTACATTTTTTAGCAAGACGGGAAACTTCATGATTGCAGACAGATGCTGTATCTCGTGCTTGTCAGAGACAAGGTCTTGAAGACCTATCTCTTTTGCACCGGATAAGATCGTGGGCAGATCTATTGATTGGTCAACATCCTTATCCATTACATGTTTTAGGCATGCATAGATCATAGAATTAGATTCTATAGTAAAGCTTTTCTCATCAACAATATCGGCAACGTCGTGGTAGGCCTCTGAACCATAGCGACAAATGGCGGCAAGAACCGCCCTTTCAGCAGGCGCGTCAGATAAAATCATTTGGGATAGTGTTCCTTGGTTATTGTGCAGACTTCTTTTTAAGATGGAATGTTGAAACCGAGCCCTCTTTCTTGGCCCTGTCATGAATCTCTGTACATTCGGGGCACGCCCACACAGGCTTTGTATGAGGCTTGGCGTAGTGAAGGGTTCTAATTTGAGTGTCCATTATGGTATATAGCCTTGCGCTGTCAGAACGCATGAGGGTATATACGTCTTCGGAGTGTCCGTCAACCTCTGATCGGAGCAAATGGATATCATCCCGTAGTTGCTCCTGATTGAAAAGTAAAAGGGCACTTTGTACGGTATAAGCTATCGTCATGCAGACTAGGATAGTTACACAGATTTTTTTATCTCTCAACTCCATTGATCACTCCTTTTTAACCTGCGCTACAGCAGCACGTATTACATTTAAACCTGTCTCTTTCCGGAGGCACAATGCCCGGCGAGACCTTCTCCGTCTTTCCACAAATTCTACACCGAACCTCCACGCGATGTTCAGCTTTCTTTTTTAGAGGACTCTGATTTTGAAGGGGTTCGTGAGCTCCCATTTTCTTGTCCGACAGTGAGGCCTCTTGCAACTCTTCTTTTTCGGCGGAGGTGAGACTGAGGCCTTCTAAAAATTCGCCTGTGGGTGGGGAGTCTTTCATATTCTGCTCGCTAGCCAATTGCTGTTCCTTGGTCTTCGCGGCTTCCCTTTTTTTACGCTTTCCCTTTCCTCTTCTCTTTTTTTTCTTTGTGCTTCTAGAAGTTACAGAGGACTTCTGTAGGAGAGCCTCAAGCTCCTCCATCTGATCCGAAGATAAAGAGGCAAGTAGAGATGCTAGTTGTTCTTTCTTATCCATGTTTCATCACCTTTGTCCTTTGTACAGCTAAAAAGATATCGCCAATATTTTTAATTGACGAGGCGAGATACGTAAGGCGATCAGCCCTCTGCTGCGCATACTTTTGAATTTGCATGACCTTACGTGAATATCCATCTTCGTCTACCGCTTGATTGAACTGGCTTTCCCATGAGCCACTGTATGATTGTTCTCGTCCCGCAACTGTCGACCTTAACGTTTGCTTGGCCCAATTGACGCGAGCCACTTCTCGATTATATGCCCGCTGCATGTGAAAAGAGAGGGAGCCTAAGAGAAGGGCAGCCTCCGCACATTCAGCGGGGGTTAACTTCTCAATCTGAAGTCGCGAAAGGGTCATGTATTTTTTTGCAGAGTCGTCGTGAAACTCATCAGGAAAGTCCGGAACCCCGAGGGAACGTTCATACTCATCCAGTATGCTGTCAAGCTTTTTCAACTGGTCTGAGGCTGTATCCTTAGCTTCCATTCTTCAACACTTTCATTAAAAGGGAGTTCTACATAGGTTAAGTTATTGAGCTCACACCAATCCACTAACGCGGCATCTCGTTTCTTCTGATTGATGAAGTCATGAATACTGGTGTGGTACAGGGTGTTGAACTTATAGTGCTGAGAGCCGTGAACTTCAATAACAGTCTTCACGGTGTTTATATAGAAGTCTAGAAAGCCTGACTGATTTCTACGTAGCTGAAAGGAAACTTCCTCCATTATTTGGAGGGCCGGATAGAGGTCTCTGAGAAGCTGTCTGGCCTTCAGGTGAAGCTTGGAACGGGGACGCTGCTCGTTTGATCGAACAACGTTCCCCGCTATTTTCCAAGTATAGGTGTTGCCGTCTAAGTCTCTAATTTTCAACGGGTCGCCTTGGTAAAAATGGGGAGATCCTCCGAGGGGTGGCTGCGTTTCTGAAAAGGAAGGGAAAGTCTCCGGACGCCTTCGAGGCCTTCTGGTCTTTACCGTCCTTCGAATCAATTGTACCCTCAATAGGAAGCTTTAGGATCTTGTCATAGGTGGGGGTCGGAACATTTTGATCAATTGCCCACAGAACTCCGTTAGCCTTAGCATATTTGCGCATGCGTCTGACGGGAACAATGAGATTAAATGTTTCGCCCGCTCCTCTTACAAGCATCCCAACGTAATGGCCTTCATGCCCCTTATTCCTCTCAGAGAGAAAAACTCCTCCCCCTGACGATCCGGGGAAACCGGGACATGAAGTTTGGTCAAAGACCACTCCTTCGCCTGTGCCGAGGTCCAGAACTCTACCAACTTGAGACAATATTCCTCTCGTCATAGAATTACTTCCTATTTGGCCTAGCAAGCTGCCTACATGGTAGAGCTCTGTTCCAATAGCTATAGGATCGTCTGCCGTGTGGAAGGTAGTAGTCTTGTCAATAAACCCCTTCTTTCTTATCATAAGAAGGGCAAGATCCTCACCGTTCTCGGAGTCGCTATATTTAATAATCTTAGCTTCCATCTTGATCTCGCCAACACGCCTGCCATCTTCAACAAGCTCCTTGACAATCTGAGCGTCTTTGAATTCTACTACTTTAGAGGGGCGACCATCTTTAATGACGCTTCTTACAGACCTCAGGCCATCAACTACATGGGCCGCAGTCCAGACAAAATTAACCTTCTCCTTTTTGCCATTGGAGAGTACAACTTCTCTGGTAACAATCACTCCGGATCCCTCTCCTGCAAAACTCTTAACTGTCACTGAAACATCTTGCAAGTGCTGATACAGATCCTTATCGGGAACCTGCGACATAGCGGTACTCGCCAACAAAATAACTAGCATTAAGCTCTTCATGATCATATAATCACCTTTCAATTCCAACCATAGAAAAAATTTCGTCTTCAAATTTTTGATATTCGTCAGGGTTATCTTCCAGATATTTAGATAGATTGTTTTTACCCTGAACCTTCTCCTCATTTGGAAGCTTAAACCAAGCTCCGCTTTTTTCCACAAGGCCAAAGTCTACGAGTAGGTCTGCCAATTCCATTTCCTTCCATATTCCTCTTCCGTATTTGATATGGCTGGAGACCTTTTGACCCGGTGCTCCGATAGCTGAGGTGACTACTTGCCAATGGACAGTTTGCCCTATCTGTGTGTCTCCTTGCATAATTGGCTGAGAGTGGGTTGCGTGAAGCTTAACATCAACTTGATACTTTAGGGCACTCCCAGATTTTTCTACCTTTGCCTTTCCCCTGCCAAACGTAGACATGTTGGCCATTAAGTGAGTTATTCCCACTACCGTTACCTTGTTGATAGGTAAAACGTTTGATATTCTTCTACAAAACTTAGCCAAAACCTTCTGTACGCTCATTACCTGAGTGTCTGTGATGTCCCCAGTAAGCTCAGATTCACTCGACAGGGCTGAGAATGAGTCTACTACGCATATACAGTCGGGCTGAGTATGGATAAGATTATCAAAGATGCCTAAATATTTTTCAGCAGATAAAATGTTCCCCTGAGTAGAGCCGATAATTTCCATATGCTCCGGGTCCACACTTAAGCTAGCTATTCCCTCTAGGTCTCTCTTCCTTAACCGACCCTCTATATTTCCGTAATAAACTTTTCTGTTGACAGTCTGTGCGTTCGCGCAAAAGGTAAGAGCGGTGATTGTTTTACCAACCTTTTCTGGCCCTGTCATGATGAACAAAGAGCCCTCAGGGACGCCTCCCCCTAAGGCCATGTCAATTTTGGGACTCACCGGAATAATAGCCAGTTTTGTGTCCGTTATATATGAGGGATTATGTAAGACATCTCCGTACTCCTTGATAATATCCGTCGTCATTCTTCCAAATCCTCTAGGTCAGATAGTAGGGATCTCTTTTGGTTGTTGCTAGAAAAGTTTTCTTTACCATCAAAGTTATAAGACAGGTCCTCTGCATCTACTCGCTTAGCTTTCTCCTGAGTTTTCTTGTGCTCCTCTATGATAGGCTTGAGAAAAGGGGCCCTTAGAGAGTAGGTCTTGTAGCATCTCCGATCTTTCAGGGCTGCTATTACCGCCTCTTCGCCGTACTCTTTAACCAGAGCGGTTGCGAGAGTTATCTGATAGCGGTAGAAGCTTCGCCATTCCTTGATCTCCCAAAATTTTATTGGGAGTTCTTTGCTGCCCTGCTGAGCCTTCTTTTCACATATTAGCTCAGTGATATATTGATATGGGGAAACCCATCCTTCCGGAGAATATCTGGATGGGTAGCTGCTTTTGTCGGACCTACGGCTTGTCATATATTGTGTGAACCCACTTTCCTCTTTGTGTGGGCGATGACTCTTTCGTATCTGGCTGAGAACGTGTATCGTCAGCCTTCATTGACGCCGCCTCAGTCATAGCTACAATGCCACCTTCTCCTTTGGCTGTCTTTCTGACCATCAGCTGCTCTCTAATAGCCTCTTCACCAATTCTCTTAACTTCCTTCTCAATTAAAGCTAGAGATCGACCAAGCTGATTAGCCATGTCTTCTTTGGATACCTTCTCCGCGATCATCCCCTTGAGGCATGCGGTCTCAGTGTCTGTAATCTTACCCTTTTTCATGATAGCTCCCTTTCGGCATTGCGTATATAAGACAAGTTTTTTGTTCTCAAAAAATTTACATAAAAATTAAACACCTTTTCCTTTACTTCTTTTAACTCCCACTCAAGCCGCCCCCTATGGCGACTCACCCCTGCTTCCCGACCTTCACTAAAAAAGCCCAGCGGATTGAAAAGCTTCCCGTAAGCCCCTTGCTTCACAAAGAATCTACAACTAGACGGTCCAATAACCTTCATAGCATGAGCGTATGGGTTATCCTTAGTATCATCCAATTCTACACTCAGACACGGTAGTCCAGAATCTTCCTCGATATAGTCTTCTTTCCCTATTACTGTGTATACGGTTACGGTACGCTCCTCGGGAAGCTCCCTAGAGGGGTCTATGATGAAGATGTCTTGATGCATTTATTTTCTCTTTCTGGGCTTTCTTTTAGCCTTGCCCTCTTTTGTCCATTGCAATGTGTCGGAGGACTTTTCTATTCGACTCA